ATGGCTAATCATAGTGTGATTAACTCGGCAATTCTTGCTGCGTTGTTTGCTTTTTCTAGTCAAGCTGATGAAATTTCAAACTCTTTTGAAAGCCCTTTTATTGTAAGTAAAAAAAACGATAATAGTGCAGACGAAATAAATACCAATGAAAGTATCAATGCTTTATTAGAGCAAGCTGCCAAAAAAGCGATAAACTCTTCTCTTAATTTATGTGAAATAATTGACAAGCGTTATATTGAATTAATCAATTCACCAGAAAAACTCTCTGAAAAAATGTATATTGAGCTTAACAAAATAAACGATATGTTTCTGTTATTAGATACTCTTTTTAAAACAGCTATGGCAAAACAAAGCAAGATTAGCTCAGTAAAAGAAGATCATCAGTTCAATGAAGTTTATAAAAATTACAAAATAGCTTATGGGAAATTTAACAAGTTAGTATTATTAGCTAAACAAATTAAAGTAGTACCAACATACTTTGAAAGTGATGTAGATTTCAATGGATTGAAAGAGTTAACTGAATATTCAACAAATAGAATTTTGGCATCTTAACTGAATACAAATTAACTGAATACAAAGGATGCTAAATGGACTTTTCAGTATCTATTAACGACCAAACAAGAGAGCGATTTTTCAAACCTATCTTTGATAAATACCCTAATTTAGAGAAGCAAATTATTCGTGATTTTAAAAAATATAAAGAAAGCAATGGTGATTTGGTTCCTAATTATTTTGGCAGAGATGTTGCTTATGTTGAACCATATTTAGCAAATAAGATTGGTTTAATGCACATTCATATGTGCTTCCCACCAAATAAATTTAATGATTCAGACACACAATATTATAGGGTTTGCAAAAAAGGACAGACTGACGCTTGTTTAGTTTATATCAGTGGATCATTAAGTATCAATCACTTCTCTCTATTAGCAATCTTTTCTCCTGATGCTCACAAAAAATCCAGAGATAAATCAATAATGGATTATATTTGTAGAGTAGCAGAAGATTTCTATATTAATAATTAAACAATTTCCTTGAGCGTTCTCTTTATACACGAAAATTAACTGCTTATATGATGAATTAAATACGCCTACATTGTGTTTTTTATTACTACGAATTATAGCTATTTTAGTGTGCAAATTTTAGGGCTAGTTTACGATTAATAAATTTTTTAGCTAAATTTAGTCTATTCCATTTAAAATTAGATAATAATTAATGCTTCAATATTCATATTCGACCTGTTAATAATTTGTTTTTTTATTGTTTGCAACAACACAGTTAATCTGAAACTTGTCCTAGTTGATTAATCACGCAGCAATTTATAACAATTGGCATAATCTTTAATCATTGACTGAACGTTTATTGACGTATGAATTTTAGTTAAAATTTTTAGAAGAGCACTTTTTAATATCAAAAAAGTTGAGAAAAGAGGCTTTAAGTTTCTAAAATCATTTACTAGATTACAAATTAAAATACCAATGCTAATTGTAAGTATTTTATTGGACAAGCAAATCAAAAGCTATTAGTAACTCTAATTCTCTAATGTATCTTGCAATATTATTCAACCTGTTAAAGAATTAAATTCAGCTTTTTCGTGCTTTTATATCGGTTTTATGCGTTCAAATAATGTTAATTCATTTGTTAAATCACACTGATTATAAGAGATATTTGCATCATTAAACTTAATCCTTGTCGGCGTGATTTTGGGCTAATCATGGCATCTGGCTGATTGGCTATGTTAGTGATTAAATCTTCAAAAGGTCAGCGATAACCTGTTAAATTTATCGATAATTTGAAATTGTATTGAAATCTTGAACTATTCACAGAGAAAGGTTCAACAAAACCATCTTTGATAATGAATTGATATTTAGTTGCTGAGTTATTGTCTAGCAGATTTTTTTATAGAAATTCTTTTAAATGATTGATTTTTTTCATACTGGTTCTTCTAATATTTATGAATAATTTTGGTTACTTTAAAACCGTAATCCTCAATCGTGTCATAGGTCCAAATATTCAATACCACTGTTCATTTGCTTAAAACAGTTATTTTTTAATTTATTGCAATCATTTCATTGCATTATTGCGAATTGGTGTTGTTAGCCGATTTTTCTGAACGGCAAAGTGTGCTTATATTGCCTTTACTTTTTAATAAACAGATCAACAATGATGTATTCATCAATACTTGAGCTAAATTAGCTCGATGAGGTAGATTAAAAAATGAAAATAAGCTAACAGCAGCACTTGATACTATCATTAACCAAGCTAACCAACTGTATTTAACTTTGTGGCGGCAATTATTGCGATCGAAAGTAAATAATCGCACTGCAATCATTAAACAAAAAATAGCATTGAGTATCGTTATCATTATTTTTTACCCCTAAAGTTATTGAAAAGGTCAGTTGGATCATCGAATTTTTTGATTAGCCATAGTAATAATTTAACGCTAATAGCTGATGCAACTAATGCACCTAATCCTGGTGGTATCTTAGTTTGAATATTGGCCGGAAAAATTGGGATGAGTAAATACTGTGTCATTTCAGCTAAGAGCAAACCTATAGCAAATGAGATAAAAAATAGGACGATGCGACGAAAAGGAGAAATATATTGCTCACTAATCACTAATAAAATCGAACCACAAAGAGCGCCTAAAATAACACCATTTTCAGTGTTAGGATAAATCATAGATAATGAAAAAGCTCTGATAATTGAGGTAAAAGTTAGACTAGTGGGCTCTGTCATTAGGTTAGTCCCATAAATTAATAAAATTAAAATTTTTTTCATATACCGATTCCAGTAAATTTACTTCTTTACCTATAGGTAATATCACTGGCAATTTGGATAGATCTTGGCTGTTTTGATAAACTATTTCTACAATACCCACTGTTTTACCCAAAACTTGATAGACTAATGCATCAATAGTTTCATTTGGTATGGTATAGACAATCATTCTTCAATTACTCCATAGCTAATTTAGACTTATTTTTTAACCGCGACATTGCTGGTGTTACAACAAATAAAGCTTGGCGGAAAACAAAGGTGTCGATCTATTAAAACCATTACGTCGCCGAGGTGCGAGGGTTAATTGTTATAAATAGTTATTTAATATTATGGTCGTTGTTAAATCATTTTTAAGCAATTAAGTGAAATTGTGGCAACTTGAAATACAATACGTTGAAGGATTACGATAAAGTATTGTCGATCAATTAACAAAAATCAGTTGCTATCAAAGTTATTAATCTCTCGAATAGCTTGTTTATCAGCATTACATTTTTCAATGACATGCAATAGATGTTCGTTGTATTTAAGACTATCGCCAAAGGTCATTGGTTGAGGAGGCAAGTTCGGCTGACAACTAGTGAGTAAATTCTCGGGTATTGGTTGACTGACGAAGATTTTTCGCTCGGTTGTACAAGCTACCAGAAATAGGCAGAGGCACCAGCTGGTTAGCGCAATAATTCTCTTTGAGTTGACCATTAATCTGTTCCTGATTTTGTAGCGATTGCTGTTCTAAATACTGTTTATTTTTTTCATTGTCAGCGATAGTTTGATTATTTTTGATAATCATTTGTTGTAATTGACCTAATTTTTGCGTCAATTGACTGGTTTCATTTTGTGCTAATTGTTTAGCTTGCAGTAAATCGTTAATAATAAAAAACAATAACATAAATGCAAAAGCAATAGTGACGTTGGTTTTGTTCATATTAATCCTGGTAAATAAATAGTTTTGCCGTTTTGTTTTACTGCTGTAAGAACACGTCTGCGTTGGTTTGTGTGACTAAATTCAATATGAACCCATTGATTATACTCTTGGATAATTTTGTCAAATTCAACGCCAGCCATAATTAATCGTTGGCAAATTTGTTTTGGATTACCGTAGGCACACTGGAAATCAACTGCTAAACCTTTGGTATGAGCGCTGGTTTGTGACCCTCCCACCTTATTATTTAAAGCAGGGCAGCGATATCCCGATGAAATAATGATTGGATGAGCTAAAGCTTCTCTAACTGATTCTAATTTATTAGCTGTCAGATGAATATTTACCATTAAGTCATCTGGCACATGATTATCTATTTTTAGTCGAGTTGCTGTTATTGAACGAGTAAATTCTTCTAATGTGAAGTGCTCGGTTAATTTCATGACTCTTCATCTCCTTTGATATATATAACTCATCTTTTTTCCACAATTTTAATAAAGGTGGTTCCAGATAAACTCACTAGATCAGCTATATCGTTGGTAAGTTCAAATCACCTAATTGATAAAAGCCAATTTAATAAAAATAAATCTTTGGAGTTATTATTAATCAATAAATCAATTATTATAATAGACAATAGTTTGTAGTAAATGATTAGACAATTAGCTCTTTTATTTTGACTAAAATAAATTAGATTTGGACGTTTTAGTGGTTAATTAAAAATCTTAGTAATAGGTTTAATTTATATAAATAGTCATTGCTAATATGAATTATTTTTAATAATTATTGGTAAATATTGAATAAATTTGTGTCATCAGGATGTTAAAAGACCTTTCCTGAAATTTTAGTTTTTTATTATTAAATTGAAAAGTGGATAGTTGATGATTATAGTTAAGTGGGTATGAACTATTTTCAACTATCCTAAAATGATTATGAATTATTGGGGTTATCTGGATGTTTAGTGACCATTTGTTCTTTTAACGGCTCAAGTAAATCCCGAAACCAGAACATTATTATGTCTTTATCTGGTTCCCGCAAATGAATATGTTCTGTAATGATTCGTGAAAGCAATTCCGCTCGTTCGATTGTTTTTATTTTTTCCAACTCATTCATTTCAAGTTCTCCTTAAATGCTGTTTATCCATACAGTATATAATAATTACCTCTTCGATCAAGTCATTTTAAAATGACTTAAAACAAAGTAGTCAATAATTTTTAATATATTTAGTATGTTTATCTTTTTTTCTTGTTAAAATATTTAGTATTTTTATGTTTTTCACCTAATATCTTACACTATTCACTAAGTAAAAAACACCAATAATGTTTTTTTGCTTTAGTAAAATGTGGCACTAATATAGTTTTTAGATGGTCTTTTTTTCGATTCAATATAATGATTATTCACTATTAGATGAAACCCAGTTAGAGAATCAGATAATATAAGATGCTGATGAGCATTTAGTCTGATACTTCGTCTTAAATAGAGTTGATTTACATTTAAATCATTATCTGGTAGACCGATAATTTTCAGTTGTTGCTTAATGTCTTGACGTTGCTGTTTTGAATAATTTGTATGAGTACAGTTATTGACAGAACTCCAAGGCGTGCGTTCCGCCCGCAAAAAAAATGTATTATTAGTTTTCACATCATTACTTCTATTTTTAGGTACTAGCTTCCATTTGATTAATCTGGTGCAAATAAAAGATGCAAAACCATGAATTGGTGCATAGACACCTTTAATTTTTTTGATGATTTCTTCATACTGATTAACTTTATCCTCATAAGCAAGGCGAACTTTAATATCTTTGCGTTTTACTAATGGTCCACCTTGATGAGTAGTATATGCCGCCCAATCACCAATATCGGCTGATGCTAATACTGGATCGATAATATCATTGGTTACTTTTTTATTTTTTAAACGACGTAGTTCTCGCCATACGCTGACAGGAGCCCCGCCTAGCTGTTGAAATTGGCGGATTTTCCAGCGGCTGGCCCAAGCAGTAATTGCTTTAGATGACAGCTTTAAGTTTTCGCCTGTTTGTGTATCAATTTCGTTTTCAAGCGCATATCCATCAATATTTTTGGCGATATATTTGGCAATGTAGCCAGTTGCAGATCCTTTTTGTTTATCAATATCTTTAAATTCAAAGCGATTGATGGCTGCACCTTTTTCATCCCCATCTTCATCCATGGCATATATCCACATACTATAAAAAGCTTTTTGAATATCTTCTGGTCGCATAAAGATTAAAATATGCCAGTGAGGTGTGCCGTCATGATGCGGTTCGGCAACTCGAAAACCAAAAAATTGAATATTTTCCCGATTTAATTTAGCTCGAATTCGTGACCAAACTTTGCATAAGTAGGCTTGTGTATCTCGTGGAGTATTACCTTGCCAGTTTTCAACAAAGCCCCCTTTAGCGTGAGCACTGTGATATTTAGCTGGAGCTGTCAAGGTTATAAAAGCACCTTGATAACCAAGTTGATCTGCTAGATCTTCAAAGCCGCGCATGCGTGTCATAAGCTCTACACGTCTTATTGCTGGATTAGCTACCGATTTATAAACTTGCAACTCTAATGGTAATTGTTCACCGGTTTCTTGATTTTCTATAGCCATCTTTTCAAGATATTTTTGATTGCGACGTTTTTGTTCTTGCCATTCCATTTGACAGCTATGGCTAGCATAAGGCGATGCCTTTTTTTGCACTTGACCTACGGCAATTGCAAAATGTTCATGTTCAAAATCTCGACGAGTTTTTAATTTACGTTGCCACCATTCATGATTGGTTATTTTAGCTAATGCTTTAATACAATTATCATTGGTTAATTTGTTATTTTTAAAATCATTAAAATAGGGAGGTATAATGTTGATAGCAATTAATTCTTTTAAAACTGTACGATAAAGTTTTTTCTCCAAACTTTTGTTTTCAATATGATTAGCTGTCAAGCAAAAGGACTGATCTGCAAGACATGTTTGGATGTGTTTATTTAAATAATTGACTATGTCAATACTTAATTTTTCTAACTTTTTTGTACTCAATGTTACCAATCGGGCAAATTCATCAGCAAAATTAATCGATAAGGCACTGGGCGTACCTACTTGATAACGTGCTTTGACTTGCGATAATCTTGCCTGAATATTACCACCTAAAGTTTGGCGTAAAAAACTATTGGCTTCTTTTCTTCCTTCAACTTGAAAAATATTAATATATTTATCAGCAAAATAACCAGCTAAAAAATCAGGTAAATCACTAAAGAATTGAGCACGAAATGAGTGGTCTTCTTGATCAATTTGCCACAATTTAATTTCATTATAGCTGATAGATTGTGGCATTTTTTCCCCATAATTAAACTGGGCTATTGGCGTTCTTTCTAATTTTTTATTAGGTAAATATTGCCCTATATTTTCATAGTAATCACGCAGAGTTAATAATAGTGAATGTTTATTTTTAGCTGGAATAAAAGGTAAAGAGAAAGATTGGCTGGTCATAAATTCTCGTTAGCAGTTATCGTTTTGTACGCAGTTCTTTTAGACTTTGACAATCGATACAAAGGTGACAACCTTTTATTAATCGTCGACGTTTTTCAGGGATTGGTTCGCCACATTCGATACAATCTATTACTGATTCGCCGATAAAGGTTTGGCGATTAGCAAGTAGATTATCGAGTTCAAGCTGTGCCAAATCATTTGCTTGGTCTATAATATCTTTCATTAGGCATTATTCTCATAGCTTTGATGACGAATTTTTTCTGCCTCTTGATAAAGGAGTTCATTTACTTCGCTAGCGGTTAAATTCTGATCTAAAATATGATCGCTTATTTGTACTAAGCGATTTATATAGATATCACAAAGCCGTTGGTTGGTTTCTTGTTTTATCTGTCTCAATATATCTTGTAACTTGAATTGGGTGATATTGTTTGAGTTCATATGTTTTTCCTCATATTATTAATTATGTTTGATAAAATCTTGTGCTTCACAATGTGCAAAAACATCCACGATGGCTTTTAAACGGCGGAGTCCTATCTCTAAGTTATCTACTTCATTATCGTTGAGCTGATCAAAGTTTAAATTATGTTCTGGATACGACAATCTTGTGTTTAATGATGTTATGCCCGCAGCTGCTAATAAAAGTCTTTTTTGTCCTGGTTTTAATCGATTAAAATTGCTACGTACTAAGCTGCGATGTCCATGAATTAATTGATATAGACGTCTTATATGTTCAAGTTGACGAGATTGTTCAATATTATTCATCGCTCTTCCTTATATAGTAGTTTGAATCAAAAAAGAGCCATGTCTTTCGAAAAAGGCAAAGGCTTTATCAAATGGTTTGAGTTAGTTTTGGCGATGTTTAACTTGCTTTAATTTAATGGTTTTACCATTACTTTTTTCAATCCAACCATTTGGATTATGTTTATTGGTTTGAATAAAAATAACTAAAGGTTGGGTAGTCGATTTTTGACTTAGATAGATAGCCCGACTCATATTATTGCTCCATTAAATTTAATTCTGGATTAAATGCTTTCGCCCCTTCAAGTGTAAGGGCGGTCATATTGATTAACGTTGTTGAGCGGTCATGCTTGCCTGTAATTCTTTTTTTTCGCGTTGGGAGCAATCCTTCATGTACATATTTTTTAACAGTACGAGGATTCATGCCCGAAACTCGAGCAAATTCATCAACAGTGACGTAAGGCGCAGAAATAGTGATTGAAATTGTTGTCATCATAGTGCATTATTCCTAACATAAATATGTTTATATGTAATTATGTGTATTTATATGTAAAATTAAACTAAATATAATTTATCATTAAGTTAAGCTTAATGTCAATCATATTTTTATTCTAAAATTAACCTGGGATTAATTAAAGATGAGCATTAATTTTAATTCTGGTGGTGCCAAAGTATTGGACCGAATCATTGAGGCTTATGGATTTAAATCCAAAGTTGAATACAGCAATTATTTAGGGACATCGGCAGCAAGTTTATCAATTCGTTATCGACGAGATCTCTTTCCCTCAGATCTTGTTGTCAAATGTATGGATGAAACTGGTGCATCATTACAATGGTTAGCGACAGGTGAAGGACAATTTAAACCAGTTGAACAATCTAAAGAAACGGTTATTTCCGATGAAACTTTAGTTAAACTTGAACGGTTGGCGAACCTAAGAGATAAAGGAGCCATTACCGAACAAGAGTTCAGTGAATTAAAAGGACAATTAATTTAGATTAGTAAAGGATAAATTGTACTTATGTCAGTAAGGAAACAACCTAATGGAAAATGGTTATTTGAAAAATATCTCCCTGGTGGTCGTCGGATCCGTAAGAACTTTGCTACCAAAGGGGAGGCATTAGCATATGAAAATTATCTTGAAGAACAAGCAAATCAAAAACCATGGATTAATGAAAAAATTGATAAGCGCCGTTTATCTGAATTAATTCAAAGCTGGTATTCGTTGCATGGTCAAACCTTAAAAGATGGTCAAACTCGATTAAAAGCAATGCTTTTTGCCAGTGATTGTATGGACAATCCATTAGCAACAAATTTCACAACCAAACAATTTACTACTTATCGTCAAAAGCGGATTGATGGTGAAATATATCGAACTGATCGCATTAAAACTGTTGCTCCTAGAACAATGAACCTTGAATTAACCTACTTTAAAGCGATGTTTAACGAGTTAATTCGATTAGGGGAGTGGCAGCATAAAAATCCTTTAGAACTTGTTCGTTCGTTTAAAACCGATGAACAAGAGATGGCTTATTTATCCAAAGAGCAAATTCAATCTTTACTCCATTCTTGTCAACAAAGTAGCGCAACCGATTTGACCATTATTGTTAAAATTTGTTTAGCAACTGGCGCCAGATGGAGTGAAGCTGAAAGCTTAAAAGGCGCTCAGGTTAAAGACGGAAAAATCACCTACATTAATACTAAAGGTAAACGTAATCGCACAATTCCAATTAGTGATGAGTTATTTCAACAAATTCCCAATAAAAATGGCCAGCTTTTTACTTCTTGTTATTCGGCATTTCGCTCAGCATTAGATAGAACTGGTATTGAGCTGCCCGATCGACAATTAACACATGTATTACGCCACACTTTTGCAAGCCACTTTATGATGAATGGTGGTAATATATTAGTACTGCAAAAAATCTTAGGCCATACCGATATTAAAATGACCATGCGCTACGCCCATTTTGCCCCCGATCATTTTGAGGATGCGGTGAGATTAAATCCGTTAGAACATGATTAA